TTGAGAATAGCAATTGTTTCTTCTATTTCACCACGGGTAATGCGTTGAATGACACCTTTAGGGGTATCAGTTATTCCCGCAATGTGTATACCACCAATAAAAGGTGAAGAACCATTAATCATAACAGGCGAACCACACAAACCTACAAAAGTATTTGCGTTACTCATATGTGTCAAATATACTTGGAAAGCATCATAATCTTGAGCTGCATCATTACATGGCTGAAAAATTGTTGTAGTACATCTAGAAACATATTTAATTATCTCACCAGTATTGTTACGATGTATTATATCACCCTTACTAGCAAAGAAACTATTTGGTTTGTTCTCTGGGAAAAATTTCAGCATATTACGCCTACTACCTCCTTGATTCAAGAACAATATAGCTACATCAGTTTTGTTAATCCTATGCCATGATGAATCACCATAGGTAGTTTTGAAATTCGGTCCAATACATTTATCATCATGATATATAACATTTATATAAAAATATTTCTTAACCATAACATGATATGGAACTAAATAACATCCATCACCTAAAGGTAATATATTGCAATTGTTATATCTCTTCTTGTCTTCACTAGTAAATTCAGCAAAGGCAACATTATTTTCTAACAATTTACCCAAATCATCTCCGACAATGGTTTTACACATACCGACTATAGGTTCTATAATAGGTTTTTTCCAATGATTTTCTACTTTTTCAGTATCAGGAATTAAAGCCTTTACTTCAGAACCTTGTGGAGTGCACCAATATCTAACAAATGATGAAATCTC